TGCTATGTCGATTGACAATCCACTTGTGTAGAAATTTTTCTTAATATCGCCACCCTTTTTCACAGCGTTGGCGTAACAATCCGAAAAGAAGTCTAATACTTCGGTGTACTTCTCCACCCTCAGACAACTCGGAAAGAAAACTTCAAATTCGTCTGTATATGTTTTCTTAACGGCTTTGAGAATTTTTGCAGATAACATAGCCTCTGTTTTTCCGATGTCAGATAATGGTAAATCGAACATTTTCAAAAGTCCGAGCGTCGCCTCGAAAGTATCGTATTTCTCAATGAAAATTTCGATTGTTTGTTCAACGTCATGAGTACAATATCGGATTGTTTCTTGAATTTCCTCGTCTGTAAGTTTCCTATCAACATTAAAGTCGACTGAACTCTCTTTAATCATCGACCCCATAAAGCCCTCGAGGACTTTTAAGCCCCTATCGATACGAAACATAACGTCGTAATTTATTATCGGAAACTTTCTGAATTGTTGTGAATACTGCCACCCTTTGCCACCCGAAATAAGATAGTCGTTGACTTCTTTTGGGTCGAAACCACACAATATTGCTTTTGCTATGAACTGGTCATAGTTCTTCGAATTAAACCCGACCCAAATATCAGATTTATGCTCGTTATAAAAATTTTCAAATTCTTCTCGGTCATTCACAATTACGATTTTTTTTCGCTGGTCGCTATCATAAAAAACCACCAACCAATCGAATTTGAAAACTTCGAAGTCGTAAAATAACACTTATTCGACTTCTTCCCACCACTCGACGATCGGAGTATCTTCATTATCGACCAGCTTTTGAAGTTCCTCGTTGAGTTCTTCTGTGATTTCTTCAACATCAATTTTTAGCATAACATAAACCATATCAATTTGCCCCTTTGCGTAAGATTTTATTTTTTGGGCATAATATAGTCGAGGTTGCCCTCGACTATATCAACCCTATGTTATTCAGCCTCGAAGATGTCAACAATCTTAAATGTCGAAAATCCCTTTTTATTTTCGCCATAATCAAGGGCGTATTCCAAACCAGATGCGTTTTCAGCTACGTCCATAAGAACCTCGTTGAACTGTGAATAAGTATCGAACTCAACATTGACCCCTGTGTCAAGACTTCTTAACAATTCACAGCAAAGATGTATCTGGAAGCCCTGTTCGATAACCTGATTGTAGAAAATTACTGAATTTTTGTAGTCCCCGTTCAAAATTCTAAACCAGATTGTCGTCATAGGCTTTCCGTTCTTGCTTTCTCGCAGTTCAACCTTTTCGACCTTTACCTCATATTTTCCGAATGGCACTTCCTCATATTCGCCCCCGTTGTTTTCCTTTGCTTTCGCAATATCCTGTTTCAGACCCTTTGTGTCAATTTTTTTGTCAAACTTTTCCCAAATTTCCATAGTTAAACCCTCCTTGAATTTTTACATTTTTAATGCCGATTTAAGCAAATCACCTAATGCCGAAGTCAAACCGTCTAACTTCGAATTGTCATTTTTCGACGGCTTGTAAGTTCCGTCAGCAATCATTTTTTCGCCAAGAGCCTCGCAAGCAATGACCTGTGCCAACTCTGAAAGTTCCCCGTATTCTTTCTTGCTGTTTATGATTGCGAACAAAATCGAACCAAGCACGCTTGTTGTTTCGTCCATATCCTTATCGCCAGCAAGAGCGTACGCAAATTCTGCGATTGTTTTTTCTTTATCGATAGCCTTTAAAATCTGTTCCTTGTTGTTTTTCATAATAACATCATACGCAGTCATATCTTACGCCCTAACCTTTCTCGTACGTCTTTTTGGTGTTTCTTCTGCTGGTGTTTCCTCAACAGGTCTTTCGTCCGTTGGTGTTTCAACCTTTTTAGCTCTTGGCTTTGGCTGTTCCCCGAAAACATTCATCAACTCGTCCCAGTCAAGTGGGATTTTTGTGTTCTTAATGTTTGTAAGTCGTCCTCCACCAAAGACAACCTCATTTGACTTAAAGTTTAACGTTCTCTCTCCGTCGTCCTCAACCACAACACGAGCAACAATGTCAACCATACCAGCCAATTTGTTTGCGATTGCCTCCTGAATATTAGGTGCAATCTTGGTGATGTTCTGCCCGTTTTTCTTTGTGATGTCCTTTGAAATATCCTCGTGCGAAACAATGATAAGGTTTTCGTAATCAAGATTAAAAAATCTTCTCATTGTGCTGAGATATTCGGTCTTGATAATGTCCCAGCCTTTACCGTAACCAGAATCGCTTTCGTGTTCAATCCCCAGTTCGTTATACTTGTAAAGTCTGCACATTTCTCTTGTATCTTCGACAAGGTCAACAATGATTGTTTTGAAATCGTTCTGACCCTTTTCCAATTCTTCGATTGTTTCCTTGAAAACTTCCCACGCAAACTTACGCTCTGTAATTCTGCCATTTACAGTAACGACGTCCTTGATTGCAACATACGGCATTGTTACATTGGAAATATTTCCGTCTGTATTCAAATTCAATGGATTTGGTGCTTTATCAAGCATTGTTGTTTTGCCTGAAAATGGCTGACCATAAATCCAGATTTTTCTTTTTGCATTTGCCCCGATTTCACGTCGGTCGGTTGTTGGTAAAATCATATAATTAACCCCTTTCTGACATAGTTCAGCGTACTCGCAGAACGTACAATAATTTTCGATTTTTTCGTATTTCTCGCACAACTCAATGTCTGAAATTGAGTTGTAAAATTCATCAACTTTGGATTTGTCGTAATCGACTTTGACGATTTCAACCTCCATTATTGAAAGCTGTTGTTTCAGCCTTTTTCGAAAGTCGTTCAGACTTTCTGTTTTCTTCTGTCGAATTTGTGTTTTCGGGATAAACAGATAATATAAATCCCTGACCTTGTCGCAGTTCAAATCTCGGAAATGTCGATACAGATGTAATTGTGCTGACTTCAAATATTTGTCTTTGTTGTTCGAATATTTAAAATCATAAACATCGCCATCGTCTGTAATCAAATCTGCGAAACCAACAAAATCGCTCGTTTGGATTTTTACCTCAAAATCACCCTTTGGGAGAACTGCTCTCGCTTTTGGTATCAGATTTTCAAGTTTGATTGCCTCATTAACGTGTAAATCCGAAATAATCGGATATTGATTGTAATACCAATCTATCGCCTGTTTGACCCCTTGCTCAATGCCAATGTGCATTGCCTGTCCAATTATCAAGGCATTTTGAGGGTCGTCGCTCGGTAATGTTTCAAGTTCGTCGATATATCGAAATTTGAATTTCATCGGACAGCTTTTGAAACATTCCACCCTGCTGTGACTGTACGTTGTTCCCACCTCCTTGTTAGTATTCTACAATAACAATTAGTTATTGTCAATAACATTTTTGAGTTTGAAAATAACTCTTTTGAAATCCTCAAACTCATCTGGGTAAAGTATCAATCCTATACCACCTGCTCGTTTGATTTCATTGATGTTGAACTTTTGTAAATCACTCGCTTTACCGTTTGGTGCTTTAAGTTCAACCCCTAAGAAATGCCCGTTACAACATATCAACAAATCTGGTACGCCAGACCTTGTAAACTGACCACCTCCCCAATATTTGACGAAGTAACAGCCCTCGTCTTTTAGAAATTTCTTAACTCGATTTTCGAAGTTTTTTTCACTTGCGATTGTTCTCACCTCCCTCGTTTCGCTCAACATCAACCCCCGTCAAGTAAAGAACAATTGCAAGATTGACTATAAATGCGATTGTACCGAATACTACATTCACATCAATGAGAATGAATGTAATCAATCCCAGCCAAAAAATTATGAAACCGAACATCACTAAACCCCCTTTCATTTTCCATATTCTTATTATAAACCTTAGAAACAGCAAGTTAAATAACATTTTCTAAAAGGTTTATTAACATTGTATTAACTCTGCAAACAATTCGTCTGTAAAATCTTTTCGCATTTCCAACGTTTCGTAAATTTTTTCCTCGATTGAATTTCGGCACATCAACAAATAGTAAAAACACGGTTTGTCTTGACCGACTCTGTGTATTCTCTTTTTTGACTGCTCAAACAAAGCCGAACTTTCAGGCAATGTAAAATAAATAATCTTGTTTGCCTTTTGCAAATTCAAACCCATTGCCCCAGCTTGGTATTGAACAAACGTTATCGAATTGTCCTCATTCTCATACGCCGTCAAATCTTTGGTCGCCCCGTTGATAATCGAAACAGGTCTATCGCCCACACATTCCAACATTCGATTTAGTTCTTCTGTGAAATTGTAAAACACAATCAACCTATCATTAGTACCGTCCAGCAGGTCTTTGAACGCCTGTAATTTTTCGGTGCTATACATTCCACATAGCTGTCGCAAACCGAGTCTGTGGCTTAGCAGACAATCACCAACGAGTGTTTTGTCCTCAATTTCAAGAACTTTACTCTTTCGGAATTTTGTGTATGCTTTTGACTTTGAACAATACACTTTTTGAAATGTCTGCGTTGGTAAGTCGATTGCCTCCTCTGTTTTCATAAACACAGCCCCGTTGTCTCGGAATTTGGCTTTTAATCGCTCAACATTCTTGTAACCGACAACCCTGTGAAAAAACACACCCTGCGAATAATTGTAGATTTTTTCCTCAATAACATAGTGGTCGAAATACATCTTTTTTGAAATGTCCCAGCCCAGCAATTTCGCCTGTGTCCACAATCTTTCGTATTTACCGTCGGTCGGTGTTCCCGATAGCAATATCACGTTGTCGGCTTTCATTTTCAAAACGGTTTTTGTTCTCTTTGCAGTCGGATTTTGAATTAACGAACTTTCATCGAGCATTAATGTGAAGTTTTTCAACTTCAACAAATCTGGTCGCCTGTGTAACAAATCGTAGTTAATAATGGCAATGCACATATAGTTCGGTGGAAAATGTTTGTATGGGATAATCTTGCTGAACAAATCGAACTGTTTCTTATCTGTCAAATCAAGAACGTCGTCAATCCACATATAGTGTGTTTTGAAATGTTCAACCCAGTCGTTGACTTTGGACTTTTGACAAACGACCAGATTTACATTCGCCCCAAGTCGTACCATTTTTTCCGACCCGACAAATGTTTTCCCCAGTCCCATATCCAGATAGTACGCAACTCGATTGTGTTCGCTCGTATCTTCAAGGACCTTTTGCTGATATTCATACAATTTCATTTGTTACCCTCCAACGGTGGTGTAACTCGACCTCGTTCAAACTTTGGACAATGCACAACGTGAAAACTTTTGAAAAATATTCTGTCCGTCGGGATTGCCGTCCAGCCTTTTACTGGTTCTTTGTCGATACTCCACTCGCAACCTCGAATGTATTCGTTCTTGTATATCTTTGGTACGCAATGAATACAATCCCAGCATAGTGATTGTAACGCTGTTCCCCTCATATCTTAACCCCTCTCGAAATGCTCACATTCAGCACCGTCGAAATAAATAGACAACGGCTTGGTTTGTGGGTACGGGTATTTTATGCAAGAACTTTTCTTGTACCCGTCACCAAACGGTGGCTCGCCATTTGCAAATTTGCAATTTTTACAATAGATTTCTGGGTGAACTCCTCTCGCACCCATTTCCTCGAATTTTTTATCGTCCATTTTCCAATCCCTCCAAAAATTTGTTTAACGTTTCGCTTCTGATTTTGATACTGCCGAGCTTTACGCTCGGTAACTTCCCCGAATTGATAAGGTTGTAAACGAAAGTCCGATTGACTTTCAACATTTTTGCAACCTCTGAAACCGTGTAAAGTTTAGTCATCAAAGAACACCCTCCAATCGACACCCAGTACACTCGCAAGTTTCTTGGCTGTTGCAACTGACGGTTTCATTTGACCGAGTTCGATTTTCGTAACCAAACTTCTCGAAACGCCAGCCTTATTTGCAAGCTGTTCCTGTGTAAGATTTTTAATAACTCTCTGAATTTTCATTTTAAACTCCATTAAAAACACCTCCATTTTTATTTTAGTCAAGGCTCATTAAATAAGAGCCTTGACATATTTATTATTGACACCCTCGTCCTTGAAACCCTTTTTAATGATATTCAAGTCGTCCTGTCTTAAACCCTTTGTCAAAGACATTTTTATTACTTCTGCGAGGTCGAACAATTCTTTGAGCTTGCTTACTCTTTCGATTGTTCTGTAACTTGCAATACACTTGATACCAGCCTTGTATGTGACTTTTCGGAATGTTCTTACGAAATCCAAAAGGTCGTTATCCCCATTCGCAAGACCCTCCTCAATTCTTGGTGAATAATCAATCTCGATTACTGCAAATCTGTCAAGGCTCGCACCGTCAAGCTGAAATCTTCCACTGTATTCCATATCAGCACCAGTTCCGAATGTATTTCCTGCTGAAATTACTCTGAAATTTTCGTGTGCCTCGAACTTCCCACAAGGAAAATCGAAATACTTGTTTGCGAGTGCAGAATTGAGAATGATAAGAACCTCTGGAATACTTCCGTCCATTTCATCAAGGAAGAACAAACCACCTTTTGTAAATGCCTTAAAGAACTGTGTTTCCTGATATGTACCGTTTGCGTCAATAAATCCTGTCAGCTTGTACTCCTGTGTTACGGCGTTTGTGAAATAGAAATCAAGACCCAAACTTTCAGCGACCTGCTTTGCGATAACATTTTTTCCTGTTCCAGCTCCACCAGTCATAAATACTGGAATGTCAGCGTTGATTATTTTCAAAACCTGCTCAAACTTCTCGTGTGTAATTCCCTTGATGTGGTTTGTTCCCTTGTCGGTCTTAACCTCAATGACCTTTGGAAGCATTCCATAAGTTTCTCGAATGTAGTTGTCAAGAATAGGCTTTGCGTTTTCCATAACCTTATCGACTGACTGTTCTGCAAGAACCTTTAACATCATATTCTGCAAGTTTGTCGCAAAATCATTCTTTGGCTCGGCTGGAATTGGCTTTGGCTCAACTGGTGTTGGCTTTGCAAAGATTTCAAACTGTCTGTCGAACTCTGCCTCTGCCTCTGCCTTGTGTTCCTCATAATGATTGACAACATTTTTGTAAAGATTAAATCTTGACGGGTCGCTCAAACACTCATAGGTGTTACCGTCGTAGACGTGGTTTTGAGTTAAGATTTTGAACTTTTTGTTCCCCTTAAACAAGTCGTCGTTCTCAACGCAAATTGAAAGTTTCTCTGTGTTTACAAGTAAAATCATTTTTAAAACCTACCTTTTTTAAATTTCTTTGATAAGGTCTTGCACAGGTTACCTTTCGCAACCGTTACCGTCTGCCGTTTTCCCTAAGTACTCACCGACTTGCACTGACGTATTCTGTTTTATCCTGTGCAATTCCCTTATCTTGATTTTATTCTAACATAACATTTTGTTATTTGCAATAACATTCTTTAAAATAATTATTAACTTTTTATTAACTCCAAAATTTTATCGACATTGTAGTTCAAGTCCTTAACGTGAAAATGAGCAATAAAAAATTCGTCTTTGAAAACCTCTTTTTGAATTGTTTCTTCGTCATTTCTCGAACTTATCGAACAACCATAACCCCAAGAAAAATCGGAGTTCATATTTGTTGAACGCTCCAACCAAGCAAAACCCATTCGTCTGAACATTGACGGGTGTGCAAGTGGAAAACAGATTTTTTTGATGTCCAACTGCTCACGATAATTTTTCAGATTTATTGAGCAGACCTGCCATTCCTTGTCGTGTTTCGTACATTGAACAACAACATTGAGATTAACTCGTATTCCTGAAAGTTCAAGTCGATTGACAACATTCAGCATTGCAATTCCACCTCGTTCAAGGTCTTTTGCCTCCGTACCACAATTGTTTGTGATAGCATAATTTATCGTGATTGCCTTAACCTTGTTTGGTGTCTGGTGTATTCTTATCATTTGCTCTGGAATACCGAGTAAATAATTCGGTACGTTTGGCACATATCCAACCACAGCATTTATTGGTCTGCGACGTGGTCGATTTTCCGAAACTTTCAAATCCTTCGCAAGTTCATTCTTGATTTTTTCGAGTGGCTTGTCATAACCATTTTCGAGTAAGTCCAAAGCCTCCGACCAAGATTTTGTCCCTGTAAAACTCTCCGAACCACGTGTTGAGGAGTCTGAATTACTCATAATGCTGTTTTTTGGTCTTGTTGTGATAGCACTCATATAAGAATGAATGCTATCAAAATGTTCGTGATGAAATTTCATTTTTTTTAAAACCTCCTGTTTTTATTGTAGGACTGAATGTTCAGCCCTTTTGCTCTATCTTGATTAAATTATACACTAACAAAAAGTTATTGTAAATAACATTCTTTAAAATAATTATTAACTTTTTATTAACTCTGTCAACGACTTGTCAACGAAATGTAGGTTATAATGAAATACACCTGATTACGATTAAGCACGATTTTCAAGTGCTATCAACAAATTGAAAATGTTGAAATTTACCGATAAAAACAAAAATAGAGATTTCATATTAACGTCTACGACAATAAACTGAAACCGTTGAAATTCCTACATTACAAATAAAAAACCAGCCCAAAATCGGGCTGGGTGTCAACGATTTGTCAACGCATTTGTAAAAATGTCAACCGTTTCGGATTTGACCTTATCGGTATTGTGAGCATAAACATTCATAGTTGTGGAAATGTCTGCGTGTCCCAGACGTTCCTGAATATCTTTAAAATTCGCTCCATTCTCAACCAAAATAGTGGCGTGGGTATGTCGTAAATGATGAAATTTAAAGTCCTTAATTCCGAGTTGATTTTTAATTGTTGTTGTAACCGAAATAAACTTATCAGACGTAAGAAAATCCCCTTTTGACGTTCTGCAAACTGGCTGAATAATTTTCCCCTTGCTGTAATTCAAGACGCCGTGTTCATCAACATGGATTTCTCGTTGACTGTATATTTGTTTTAACTTCCACTTTTTCAAATCTTGTGCGAGAAAATCGTCGATAAAAATTTCTCGCACAGAACTCGTTGACTTTGGCGTTGTCAATTTCCAAACATTATGCTTGACCTCTGACACGGTATGCCTGACGTGAATTATTTTATTTTTCAAATCCACATCGTCCCAGAGCAAACCACAAATTTCGCCCTGCCTCATTCCCGTGTGGTATGCCAGAACAAAACAAATATAAGCCCAATGCCCTGTGAAATATTCAAGAATTTTTTCGTAATCAACTTTTGAAATTGTCTTGACTTCTCGCCGTCTGGTTTCTTTCGGTAAAATCACATTTTTTGTCGGATTTGTTTTCAAATATTCGAGTGGATATATTGCATAGTCGCACATTCCCGAAAGTAAATTGAGCAAATTCCGAGTAAACCCCCTCGAATATAATTTGTATTTTTCGTTCAACCACTTCTGAATTATGGCAGGCGTCAACGATTTTAGTTTGTATTTTCCAAAATCTTTGACAATATGCCTATATAACATTAACTCATATTTATAGACGGTACTTTCTTTACAATTCATTTTTAGATATTCATTTACATAGATTTCAACATAATCGGCAATCGAAATTTCGCTCGGTTTAAAAACCGTACCTGCATTTTCATATTCGAGTTTGGCTTTCATTCCTGCTGATAACGCCTCTTTCTTCGTCGCAAATCCACTTTTCGTTATCTGTTTTCGTTTTCCATTTACTTTTGCACCCTCGAAACAATACTGCCATTTCGACCCACGTTTTCGTGTTGTGACTGCACCCATTTTATGATGTCCCCCTTTTTTCTGTTCAAGATGTATAATATATTTATCTATATTATATTATTATCAAAAAATTTTTCCTCGATTTTACTACTTTTTTATGTTGCTAAAAATTTAAAAGTTGCTCGAAATCTTATACACCCTGAACAAACTTTGTTAATTCCAACGTTGTTTCAAGTGATTTTCTGATTGTTCGAAGTTCATTATTTTCGTCAAGCTCATTCATTTCATTGAGCCAGCTTTCAATCTCGACTTGTAAGCCCTTGTAAAATTGATAATATTTCAAATCTTCCTTTATTTTTTTACAATCGTAAATTTCGTCAAACTTTTTAGCCAGTTCGATTTGACAACCCAAATAATCAATCGTTGTCCCCAGACATTCAGCTAATATTTTGACATTCTCAAAACTTGGCTGAATATTTCCAACTTCATAGCTGGCGATAGTCGTTCTTTTTATTCCAGTTCTTCGTGATAATTCCTCTTGTGTCATTTCTCGTTCTTTTCTTAACTTTCTTAATCGTTTTGCAAACGTCATTTTTGCAAACCTCCTTTTTGATTTAAAGTATAGAAAATGTTACTGGGAATGTCAAGAAGTAAAAAGAGGTAACATTTTGAAATGTTACCTCTGAATAAATTATTTAACACGAATTTTCTGACCAACGACAATTAAATTTGCATTTTTGATGTTTGGATTTAATTTCAAAATCGCCGAAACTGTCGTCTTGTGTTTCTTCGCAATTTTAGTTAAGTTGTCGCCCTTGACAACTTTGTGATATGTACTCATTTCTTTGATAGGCTTTTTCTCGCTCTCAACAGGAATTTCAACTTTCTTAAACCCATTAAGACCCTCTTTCTTGATTATGCTCGGATAATCAACATAAGCAATATTACCGTCAACATTTCCCGAATGTCCTTTTAATCTTAAACTGTCGGTGTATTGCCACATTCCAAATTCACCCTCGTATGTGCATTTGTCAGCCCATTGTGGAATCCAATGTGCATACGGTTTAAGCAGACTATCATTCAGGTTTGTTTTCAGCCAGTATTTACCAGCGTAAATGCCTACAAAATATCCAGCGTTTTCGAGTGTTTCAAGAAACGCAATTCCGACTTTTGTGAGCTGATTTTTTCCACAATTCATTACAGTAACATTGTGGTATTTACTCATATTTGGACAGCTTTCGCTATCCCAGAAAATCGGATATTCGA